GCCGCGTATTATCACATGCGTAGAGCAACTTGGCGAAGTTCTAGACTTCCGTCTAGACTGAATGTTCCCGTCACTTTTGGAATACCGGACGCTGCCCGTAAGGAGGAGCAAGTTAATTTGCGCCGAGATGTTTTGGGACCTTTGATCGCCGGTCATGTGCCGGTTGTCCCAGATTCATCACGCAAGAACCTACTTGCTGCTTTTGACAAAAGGTGCAACTACACCTCAAGCGCCCGCGTTGATCCAGAAGTGATCAAAGGTAGTATAGCGCTACTTGACAAGATCGCTCCTAAGGAGTGGGATCCTTTGGTTTACGATAGAGACCTGTTCGAGCGTTGGAACGCTCAGTTCGATTCAAACAAACAAAAACGTCACGTCAAAGCCTACGCAAAGTTTGATGCTGTAACAGTGTCAGAGTTTGCAGACAAACAGATTTTCGTGAAGGTGGAAGCTTTGTTGAAGAGACATGATGGCAACGCCGCGCCCCGGATCATCTATCAATCCACGGATTTGCACAATGTAATTCTTGGGCCTGTTATGTGGCAGTGCTGCAAGCGCATGTTTTCTTGTTTCGAGAAGGAGACTAGCGGGCAAAGCCCCTTCTATTTGGGCGCCTATGCCAAGCAATCTCCCGATCTGGTCGAGAGGATAATGCGTAGCGGTACAGATAAGTCAGTGTACGTAGAATCTGACTTTGCAAGTAATGACATGACACAGCTTGAAGACGTGCATATTCTAGAACTCGCTTGGTTATCGCGTTTTGGAGCACCTAAGTGGTTGACGAGCCTTATGCATGTGGCTAATGGTTTTAAGGGTACCAGCCACAAGCACAAAGTTAAGGTTAACGTCAAGAACCAGTTGCCTACTGGTTCTCAATCCACTACGTTCCGAAATTCGATGTGGAACGCGAGTATCAACTACGCTTGGGCAAAGAAGCACGGGTTCGAAGGGGACGTGCTCATTCTTGGTGACGATATGTTGATGCGATTGGACAATCCTGGCTCGCGCAAGCAGCAGGTGCGTAGATCGTATGAGCATATGTGCAAGTTGGCAGGTATGAAAGCTACCGTCAAAGTGCGCAAACACTTGAGTGAGTGCGAGTTTCTGTCTAGACAGTTTCTTCCCGACGACCGTGGTTCTTTCGTTATGGCGCCGAAGTTTGGTAAGGCGATAGCACGCTTTAACGTTAGGGCATCCAAAAATGAGGCTTTGACAGATGGAGAATATCTAGCTGGCAAGGCTTTGTCCTATGCGTTCGAGTTTCGCTACGTCAAACCGATATGCAACCTGTTCCTTCTCAAGTTTGCGGAATTTGAGATCGATGCACCAAGACTAGATGCACTCGGATGGAACGCCAAAGGTCAGTTTCTGGCCTTAGGCTACAGTGGGATTGAACGGTCCATTGATACTGCTCGTGGGATTTCTAGGGATTCCATGACACAGTTCTATCATTGGAGGTACAATCTCACTTCTACCGATGTCATCCAGTTGACAACAAAGTTGCTTTTTGGCGACCGGGACCTCGAACCCGGCGAAATTGGTTTTGTAACCAGCGACTTCATCTGATGAGGTAACGGGACCCGCCGAATCGGATGAAAAGCCCACTGTGG